TTTATGAAATTAATAAATTAATCTCACAAATGTGTCAATTGTGTCAATGATTTAAAAGTAATGTTACAGAGGCTTTACGCCTCGCCTTCTTTTAAATCATAATGCTCTAGCTTATGATCAACCACCTGCCACAGTCTCCATCTGTCGGCTGAGAGTAGGCTCATATCTGGTAAGGTATTAGCAAACACCCATATATTAGGGCAATCGAAGAATCGTTCCTTAAAACGGTATCTATCATCCCAGCAATAGCCGGACTTAAGCTCTTCCACCGCTGTATACAGTGACCCTAGTTTATCTTTCTTCATTGCCCTAGGCATGTCAAATATATAACAGCGACTTTCAGGCATGTCGCAACACATCCGCATCACATCCTTATAATCGTTAACGGGGGGTAGTTTTCTGGCCAGATTGTGTGCTCGCATATATGCGACCAGCACGCTCTTGCCGATGTTTCCCCTAGGATCGTAAACCATGTTAATAGTTCTAGTATCCCACACGTTACATTGATCTATTATAGTCTGTTGCCAAGGGTATAGACTTACAATTTCCCTCACTTGTCTTGGAATTTTCATCGGAGGTACGAAATCTTCTTCAGTCCAAGGACCCCAATCTAATCCGTGCTCTCTCCGTAATTCTTCATGCAATTGTGCAGACATAGCAGATTCTATATCTTCTTCAGGTATCTCCTTTTTATAATCGTGATTCATTCCGTTATTCTTCAGTATATAGTGTACATTCCTAGTATTTTTAGTAGCAGTTTTTCTCCAGGAACATTGGTGAATCCACGGCTGAACTAGAATCTGTTGACACTCTCGTATACCTTTCCGCAAACTCACACGACCTTGGTAATGTACATAATTTGTTTCGCTATCTCCGACTTCTCTCTGAAAACACCAAGTCTTACAGAACTTCACTAACTCTCGCTCTACGTCAGTTCTAGTAATATCCTTTGCTTTCAAAGTGAAATCATATACAGCCAATGCGTTATTCTTCTTCTTCTCAGACATTTATACAGTTGTATAAGAAAAAAGTTTTCTGGCTTTAACCGCGCATGCGTTTAAAGCCAGGAAAAAAAAACCTATAGAGCCTCATTTTTTCTCAGAAAATCGTTCCGTATAGAAAATAATTTTAAATTTGAGACGCGCGCGTTTAAATCTGAAAAAAAAAATCTATACAGACCGTATAATGCCATATTATCGAAAAAAAACGTATACAAAGCGGAGGCCTCGCAAATCTCGTAAGGTTATTACTTCGCGCAAACGAGTTAACACTCTCAGCCTGGCTCGCAAGGTTGCTGTACTGGCTAAGAAGCAACGTGGTATAACGGAGAAATGTCAGTATACTCAAAGTTGGGACAATAACATTTCTCAGAATTACTTTGCTCAACCACTGGTTAGTCCTACTAATTGGTCGTCAGTATTTGGTCAGTCAGAAAATGTAGTTGAATCCAAGAAAATAAATTTAACAAAAGTAAATATCGATTGGCTTTTATCGCCCGGACGGGAATCTGCTCAAATAGATTATACAGTCTTCTTGATTAGTCCCCGTACACACAAGGTATTTAATGAGACCACTGGCCTAACAGCGTTCCAGAATAATCCTAACGGCCAGCAAGACTATACAACCACACCAATTACATTCATGTCACCCAAAAGGTTTAAAATTTGGAAGGTATGGAGAGTTCAAACTTCTGGTATAACTACTCGAGTCGATGGTAACATAACTCCTACTACTAATGTAGTCAATACAAATCATTATGCTCGTAGATATTTTAAGATGTCATTTAAGAGATATATGAGGAATACTCAGTCTTTACAGTCGTGGCAACAGATCACGGACTCTGACATTCCTATCAGTTGTTCTCTTGGACTAGTAGCATTCAATAATAATTCAGCAGTAGATGTAGAGAATCCTAACTTTAAGGGAACTGCGTTGTTCTCCTGTTATTGTTAGTCTCTTTGATCGGGAACCGGCGAAACAATGTTTCGCCTTGGCGCCTGCGAAGCTGGACGCCTGTGACCTGGAGCTTGACTCCATCGCTTCTTGACCTGTTTATGAAATTAATAAATTAATCTCACAAATGTGTCAATTGTGTCAATGATTTAAAAGTAATGTTACAGAGGCTTTACGCCTCGCCTTCTT